ATTAGACTAACTGATAAAATATCACGTTTAAGAAATTTGATGGTTAATGGTAGAAATTATGTTAAAGGTGAAGGTATGGAAGATACTTTTATTGATATAGCCAATTATGGCATCATTGGGCTCTTAGTTGGGCGCGATAAATGGAAAAAATAGTTTGGCAAAAAAACTCCCAAGTATTGTAAAAGAGATTAGAAATAATCCTCCTTCACCTGTTAATTATGCATATCAAAAGAATATATCCTATTCTCAGATGTCTATATTTAGAGGGTGCCCACATAGATGGAAACTCCAGTATAAAGATAAAATCAAACGATTTACATCTTCTATTCATACTGTATTTGGGACAGCTGTACATGAAGCTATGCAACATTATTTAGATGTAGCATATGAAAAATCATTTGCTGCTGCTGATAGAGAAATTAATATAGAAGAATATTTTCAAGAAAAATATATAGGTGAATACCAAAAGCAATACAAATCAAATAATTCAGAGCATTTCTCAGACGCAGTAGAAATGAGGGAATTTTTTGAAGATGGGGTTGCTATTTTAGAATGGTTTAAGAAAAAACGTAGTAGATATTTTAGTAAAAAAGGTACATATTTAGTAGGCTGTGAAATACCTATTGTAATAGCACCAAATAAAATGTTAAATAACGTATTATACATGGGGTATCTTGATGTTGTCACATACCATGAAGCAACAGAGACATTTAAGATAATCGACATTAAAACCAGTACTAGTGGATGGAATGATTATGCTAAAAAGGATGAAAATAAACAATTTCAATTACTTCTATATAAACAATACTTCTCAGAACAATATGGAATACCTTTAGATAAAATTGAGATTGAATTTTTTATTCTTAAAAGGAAAGTATTAGATCCTGATGATGAAAATCTTATGTCACCCTACCAAGCTTATAGAGTACAACAGTTTACACCTCCTAGTGGGAAAATTAAATTGGGTAGAGCAAAAAATGCTATTAATGATTTTATTAGTGAGTGTTTCAATTCAAGTGGTAAAATAAAAGAAGCAGATTATCCAAAATCTCCTTCTAAATGGAATTGTAATTTTTGTCCTTATGGAGAAGATAAAGAATTATGTGGAGCCAAAGAACATTTTTCGTAGGTTCACACATACGTATATATAAATAACGTTTTAATAAATAAAGACTATGAGTAATTCAAAAAAGATGACACTAACTAGTGTTAAAGTTCAAAGTGATTTATTCGAAAATTTTAAGATTGAATGTGTAAAACGTAAATTTTCATTTCAAAAATTAGCAGACCGTGCTTTATTTTTGTACCTTACAGATGAGGATTTTCGTAAACAAATAACCAATCAAATAAATATCGAACTATAATTGTATGAATAAAGATTTTAAGCATATCCCTAAGGATAAAAGAAAAAAAATATTATTAATTTGTGATGATGTTAGAGTACACTCAGGTGTAGCAACAATAGCAAAAGAGATAGTATGTGGTACAGCCCACCATTTTAATTGGGTTCAAATGGCGGGTGCTATAAAACACCCTGAAAAGGGAAAAAAATTAGATTTATCCCCAAGTACTAATAATGAAGCAGGAATAGAAGATTCTTCTGTAACTTTATATCCAACTGATGGTTACGGTACTACTAGTATATTAAGAGAAATAGTTAACATAGAGAAACCAGATGCTATCATGTTATTTACAGATCCTAGATACTTTACTTATATATTTAATATGGAGCAGGAAATACGTAAATCTATTCCAATTGCTTACTTAAATATTTGGGATGATTACCCCGCCCCAATGTATAATAAACCGTATTATGAGGCTTGTGATTTATTAATGGGTATTTCAAAACAAACCGTAAATATTAATAAAATAGTATTAAAAGACTGTAAAAAGGATAAAGTATTTAGATATATTCCTCATGGTAAAAACCCTAATATTTATTTTCCTTTAACTGAAGAAACTAAAGAATTCAAAGACTTTAAAAAAGAATTATTTAGAGGTAGTAAACCTGAATTTGTAGTGTTGTTTAATTCTAGAAATATTAGAAGAAAACAAATACCAGATACTATACTAGCTTTTAGATCGTTTTTAGATTCATTACCTAAAGAAAAGGCTAAAGGGTGTAGACTTATTTTAAAAACAGAAATGGTTACTGACGCAGGTACTGATTTAGGTAAAGTTAGGGAATATATTTTAGGTGAAGAATATTTAGATAATTGTATTATATTAGAAAACAAATTTTCAGAAGCTCAATTAAATTATTTATATAACATAGCAGATGTTCAAATTTTACTAACATCAAATGAAGGTTGGGGTCTAACCATTACAGAAGCTATGCTAGCAGGAACACCTTATATAGCAAATGTTACAGGTGGAATGCAAGACCAGATGAGATTTGTGGATAATGAAGGTAAATGGTTTGAACCCGATACTAACATTCCATCAAACCATAAAGGCACTTATAAGGAACATGGTGAATGGGTATTCCCAGTATATCCTTCAACTAGATCTATTCAAGGTTCTCCTTCAACTCCTTACATTTTTGATGATAGGTGTAAATGGGAAGATGCTTGTGATAAAATTAAGGAAGTATATGCTCTAAGCAGTGAAGAACGTAAAGCTAGAGGTTTAAAAGGTAGAGAATGG